ACCTGACGCGTGCGGAAGCCGATCGCTTGGTTGCTTTCATCGCGCACGAGTGTTGCCACGTCTTGCACACCGCTGACACCGCATGGCGTTATGCTGTTGCAGCTGGCGCACGCGTCAAGGCTTGGACGAACGCACTGGAGGATGTTCGGATCGAAGCGGCGGAGATTGCTGCCGGCCATTTCCCCGCGCTGCGCACCGTGCTCGCTACCATGGCCAACCACTTGCACTATGAAGCCGTAACCGAAAGCGCCAAGCATGGCCGGACCATTGGCGCCAAGGTTGCAGACGCACCCTATGCCGCTTGCATCCTAGGCCGCGTGGCCAACGGGTATGACATCCCCGCGAGCGCCAACCTCACGGCCAGCTTGTCCCCCAACACGCGCAAGCTTGTCACGCATGCGCTGGCATGCATCGGGCAATGCCGCGATACCTTTGCCGTTGTCACGCTGGCGCAAGAACTTGTTGCCATGGAGCAAGCGCTGAAACAGCCGCAGCAGCAGCCGCAGCAGCAGCAGCAGCAGCAGCCGCAGCAGCCGCAGCAGCCGCAGCAGCAGCAGCAGGACGATGACGCCAGCGACGATGACGCCAGCGACGATGACGCATCGGGTGATGACGCCAGCGACGATGATGCATCGGGTGATGACGCCAGCGACGATGATGCATCGGGTGATGACGCCAGCGACGATGATGCATCGGGTGATGACGCCAGCGACGATGACGCCAGCGACGATGACGCCAGCGACGCCAGCGACGCCAGCGACGCCAGCGACGATGACGGACTGGCGCCCGGGATTGCGTCAGACGTTGATCTCACTGGCGCCGTGACAGCGATCGCGAAGCGCGCTGGCATCGATGACCTAGACGATCACAACGCGAAGGATGGCAGCCATATGCTTTCCACCGCCGTTGTGCGCGTTGTGCCAGCGACGGTTTACGGCAATATCGAGGCTTGGAACGCTGACTGTGCTCGCAACCTCGCCGCGCGCTTGCCTCGCAACTCAGTCTTGCATGGCCAGATCGGCCGCTTGCTTGTCACCGATGAAAAGCGCCGCCGCACGCACCATGAAAGTTCAGGACGCCTGGATCGCCGCGCGCTGGCGCGCATGCGTGTTGGCGCAACCGATGTCTTTTCCCGCCGCGACGAAACACCCGGGATTGATACCGCGCTGTTACTGTTGATCGATGCCTCCGTTTCGATGCGTCTTGACGTTGGCAACAATCACCGCCGCATCGATATGGCCACCACCGCAGCGTGGCACATTGCGCGCGCTGCGGAAGCGGCCAACGCCAAGGTAGCAATCGCCAGCTTTCATCACCTAATGCGCATGGCCGGGATGAAAGAAACCGAGGTGCGGATAATCAAGCCATGGAGCGCGCCGGCCGCAGCTTGCGCTAGCACACTTTACGCGTTGTCCCCCGACAGCCAGACGCCGCTATCGCCTGCCATCATCGGCGCCGCGCGCATGCTGGCTGAGATCAACGCCACGCGTCATATCCTGATGGTCCTGACCGATGGCGACTGCGACTATGGCAACCTCGCCGTAACCGCTGCCTGCCGGCTGGCCGCAGCGCAAGGCGTCGAAACCGTCGGGGTTGGCATGGCATGCGCGGAAGTTACCCAAGCTTTCCCCCCGCGCTACAGCGTGAACGTTGAAGACCTAAGCCAGCTGGCCACAACCGGCCTAGGCGTCCTAGTCGCCATGCTAGAAGACGCCAACCCCACTGCGGCGGAGTAGGGGTGATGACCCTCACACCCTTTGAAGCTGACACCCTGCTAGGCATGCTTGGCGATATCGACCCTGCACATTTTGAAAGCTACCCGCCGGCTGAGGGTACGCGCCGCCAAGCCGCTTTTTTGCGCGCGCGCGAAAAGCTTGAAGTGCTCGCCGCCAAGCGCAAGGGAAGCACCTAGAGCGCCAAGTCGCCGCCGGCTGTCCCCGTGGCAGCCGGCAGCGACTTGCGCGCCTAGCCCCTTCCCTGTTCCCCTTGGAGACACCCCATGGCTTTCCCCCGTGTTCACCTTGCCCGCTCCGCACTTGGCGTGACCGCCTGCGGCCTAGTCGCCCGCGACCTAGTCTGGCGCCCGCGATGGCGCGAGGCGCCTGCTACGCCACGCCATGCGCGCTGCAAGCATTGCCTCCGCGCCATCATGGGCGCGCGCTGGCGCCATCAACAACCACCCCGAGGCTAGCGCGCTGGCCGGCTCGACGCTGACCAGCTCCCAGCTCCCAGCTCTCCCAGCTCTCCCAGCTCCCAGCTCTCCCAGCTCCCAGCTCCCAGCTCCGGCCAGGACCACCGCCGGCCAGGACCACCGCCGGCCGGGACCACCGCCGGCCGGGACCGAGCGCCTCGACCCCTTCACGGCATAACGGCGGGCTCAGCCTTGCCTCACGGCATAACGGCGGGTGTCGACCGCGCCCCACTGCAAGTGCGGCTAGTCCAAACATTTTGTGGTTCCTGACGCACCTGACGCACCGACAGACCTTCCTATATTATATATAAAAATATGCCCCCTCTAGTCCTCTAGTCGACTAGAGGACTAGAGCACCCTCTCTCTATCATGTCTTCTTTATAATGTCTGTCAGAGTGTGTCAGTGTGTCAGTTATATATATATTATAATAGCTTACTCTCCTGACGCACATCTGACGCACCTGACGCACTTCTAGTCTGGGTTAGAGAAGCGCTAGCCGAGTGCTAGTGAGGATACCAGAAGCGCTCACCGTTGGGACCACGAGCACCCCGCTTCCAATGTAGGGTCTCCATGATCCGCGTAACACGATTTCGGTTTGTCGTACTCAATTGGTGGGCTCCCCCACCCGTGACGGCGACGAGAACCTCGTTCACGACCACCTGGGTGCGGTCCAGTAGGAAGCTCACGACTAGATGGTCCCACGGATCGACCTCTAATCGTTGGTCCTGCTCGGGCGTGATGAACAGCTCCTCGAACAGAGGATCCGGCCAGTATGGCTCGCTCAGCTCGATGGTGCGGTGCCAGGCTTCGGCAAACAGCTGGTCCCGGACCAGAGCGAGCCCGGCCACGTCGATGCTGCCGACCGTGATCGGCCAGTAGCGCCTATTGCCGGTCTCGTCTTTGAAATAGCTCCCATGGTTGACGGTCCCGGCAAAGAGACACTGCCGTGGCTCGTCCGCCGTGCGCTTCGCATAGGCGCGGCGATAGCGCTCGGTGGTCCTGGTCACGAACGCTTTCATCGCTGCGCTCTCGGTGCTGTTGAAGCGATCCATCTCGGCGACCTCGATCAGCCACCGACCCACTAGATGATCGGACGCGTCTTTGCTCGCGATGTCCGGCAGCTGGTCCGAGAACCATCTCTTGTCCCCGACCAGGCACGCCAGCGCGGTCGACTTCTCCTGGCCTTGAGGCCCTTCAAGCACCGGCATGTAGTCGGCCCGGCAGCCTGGCTCGAACACGCGCCGGCACATCGTCATCAGCCACCAGCGTCCGACTTGCGCCGCATACGGGCTCTGCTTGGTCCCGAGATAGCGCGCGATCCAGGTATCGAGCCGCGGCACCTGGTCCCAGACCAGGCCGGCCAGCCAATCGCGCACCGGGTGATAGCTCTGCGCGTGCATGACCCGGTTCACGGCGTCGTCGACCATCTTGGTAGTGACCATGATCAGGCCCTGGCCTTGCAGCCAGCACTGCAGGATCACCGTGTCCACGTCGCGCCAGGCGCGCGGCACGCCAGGCGTGGTCCCCGGCATAACGGCGGGCAGCTCGCGATGCAGCGTCTCATGCAGCGTGAACGCGTTGAAGCCGAACGCGCCGGCCAGCTCTGGCGCATGCTCAAGCGCGACGAGGATGTTCGCTGCGTTCGATATCGCGCGGCCGCCGCCGTTTTTGCCGGCGCAGGACCAGCGCGCTTTCCAGGGGCCATCGGGACCAGCGGGATCATCGGCGCCGGCAAACGTGATGTCGTCGAACTCCAGCGCCGCCAGCGTCACCAGCCCGCCGCTGTCTTCGCGCACCACGCTATCGGCCCAGACCCGGAGATCCGCCATCGTGCGGTTCTCGCAATGCCCGTGATGGCACTTGAAGCGCTCTTTTACCGGGACGTAGCTCGCCGCGGTGCGCGGATCCAGATGCTCGCTCGACCACGGGCACTCGATCTCGAAGCCCCAGCCGAAGGTCATCATGCGGCCCTGGTCCCGGACCATGCCGCGGCCACGCAGCACGCCCAGGATAACGTCGTCCTCGATCTCGGCGGGATCCGGCATCGCCGAGCCACTGCTCGTGTGCAGATCCACAGGGGTCACACTTCCGATGCGCGCCTCGATGTCGACCCAATCGCTGTGCTTGATCTTGGTCCCGGGCCGCCACTCGATGAGCCTGACTTTCCATCCGCCTGGTCCCAGCCCGAGCGAAGCCTTGCCGTTGGTTCCGACCGGCAGCCGCACCAGCGTCGTCGGCTTCACCAGGTTATCGCCGGCTCCCAGCGCGCGGTACAAGCTCCGCAGCAGTCCCACTACCCAGGCGCGATCGCTGAGCGGCTCGACCAGCCAGCCGGCGTGATAGTTGCCGGGCGAAGTCTCGATCACATAGCTCGGCGGCAGACCCAGCAGCTGCTCGACCTTGTCTTTGTCGACTTTGACGCCGTAGTCGTCGAGGACGATCACATACAGCTCGCCGAAGTCGCCGCCGCCGCGGCCGCCTCCGGGGCGCGGCAAGCTTACGTCGTAGTAGTTGTTGAGATCTGGTCCCATGACCTTGAGCACGGTCCCGGCGGGATAGCTGCGCCAGTCCGGCTTGGTCTGGGGATCTCCCGCGAAGTAGCTCACCAGGGCCTCGGGCCAGCGATCACCGAAGACGGCTCTGAGGAACTGCTCGTTGAGGATAAAAGGCACAACTCGGGTGCCCACGCCTGAGCGCATGGTGACGGCCTCCCAGCCCTTTGGAGTTCTTGGAAATGTTCTAAGGATGAGCGTGTGTCGCGTCGGGGCGGCTTGTCATGTGACAGCCGCGCGACAAATCCTGCGCCTTGCCTCTCGTCGTGGCAAGGACATTGTGGCGCAGATGCGGCAGGGTAAATCCCTAGGAAGCTTGCACCCGCCCCTAGGATCGCTCATATTTAAGCCCGGCACCTAGGCGCCTGCCCTCAGCGGCGCCTTTGTTCCTTCTTCGCGATCGGGGTGGTGCCCGGTCCGGGGTGACAGGTTTTGCGGTTTGTGTCGCAACAAGCGCAAGCGAGAAGGCGCGCTAACCCCGACGGGCTGGTGCGCCTTTTTCGGCTTCCTGTCCTTTACAGGTTGTCGGTGACGCTATTGAGCGCGTACCGGACAAGCTCGCGTAGCTCCAGTTCGTGGTCGCAGATGATCTTTGCCACTCGGCGATCACCGCCGACCTCTTCATCATCGGTGCCGATTACGTCGAGCGCCAGCAATAGAGCACCCGCACCCTTGACTGTCTTTGCCACATCTTCGCTGTTAGCCATGATCCGGTTCCCTCAGGTCATCTAAAGCTTGGTCATCCAGGCGCGATCGGCGCTCCACACCCAGGCCGCAGCGATCAGCGCACTCACCGCTGCGCCATCCCACAGCCCGGCATACATCTCAGCGAGCATCGCCACGATCATCGCGATGCTCGCAAGCGTCATGGTCCCGCGCATGATCCACAGCGCCAGCGTAAGAGCGTCCCAGCGCATCACCGCGGCCCTTTACGGTTTGACGGCTGGAAATCGCGGCGGACAGTATGGCTTCTGTCCGAGCGGGGAGAAGATCGCGAGCCAAACCTGCCGCCACTCAGGCAGCCGAGCCCTGCGCCATCTTTCTTCGTGCCACCACAACAAGTCGCGCTCAAGAGCTTCCTGCTCTTGCTCCTCTGCCGCGCGCAGCTTCTCAGTGATCGACAAGACTTTCATCCCTTCTTCGCGCGCTTGTCCCCTTGAAGGACCCTCCGGCGCTTGGGCGCGGCCGTTTTGCCGTTGGCCTTCGGCTTCGGCTTCTCGTTGTGCTGCTCCATCCACTTGAGGCCTGCCGCGCGTTCCTTCTCGATGTCGATCACGCTCGTCTTGACGAACTTTTCCTCGTAGCCCAGCGATGTCAACACCGCCGCGATAGTCGAGTGCTGCGGCCTTCGCGTTTCGCCGTGGAACCAGTTGTAGAGCGTTGTCGTGCTCACGCCCGAGATTTCATGCACGGCGTTGAGATCTTTATAAAGCCCCTCGTCCTGGACCAGCGTGCGCATCTTGTCGATGACGGGGTCCTTCTCGATAAATCGGTAAGTGCGATAAAGCCGGAACTCA